AATGGAACGTATTCTAGCTTGGAAAATCATGCCAAGACTAATGATGTTTGTTATGACCTGGATGTATATCGAGGTTCTCTTCTGGTTTATGTCTTTATCTCCTGCTGATATGACTTCACAAGCTACTGCACTCACTGCTACAGTAACTGGAGCTATGACTGGAGCCTTTGCTGTGTGGTTAGGGAACGAGAAGTAATATGATTGGACAAATTTTAAGAGCAGTTGGAGGATTAGCTACCACTTACCTAGATGGTAAGGTAGCAGTACAGAAAGCTAACGCAGAGATTAAAGTTAAGCAAGCTACTGGTGAGATTGACTGGGATCTAGCAGCTATCAATGCTACTCAGAACTCTTGGAAAGACGAATGGATTACCTTACTCTTTTCAATTCCACTGATTTTAGCATTCTGTGGTGATTGGGGTAATAGTATTGTTCAAGCTGGCTTTGCTGCACTGGAAACTATGCCAGCATGGTATCAGTATTCACTAGGTGGGATTGTTTCAGCAAGTATCGGGATCAGATCCGTAAGTAAATTCTTTGGAAAAAACTAATGAACAAAAACTTTCAGAAATGTTTAGAGATGTTGCTACACCACGAGGGGGGCTTTGTGAATCACCCCCAAGATCCAGGTGGTATGACTAACCTTGGGGTGACTAAGGCTGTATATGATAAGTGGATTGGCCGTGAGTCTACTAAAACTGAGATGATGGACTTAAAGCCTGATGATGTAGCTCCTATCTATAAAAAGAATTATTGGGATAAGGTGCGTGGTGATGATCTTCCCAGTGGCGTAGATTGGTGTGCATTTGATTGGGCCGTTAATAGTGGTTCTGGTCGTCCAGCTAAAGCTATACAACGTGCTGTGGGAGCAACAGCAGATGGGGCTATTGGGCCTATGACTCTGCAAGCTATTATGAACAAAGATCCTCAGATGATTATCGAGAGTGTCTTTAGTCAACGTCAGAAGTTTTATGAGTCTCTACGTACCTTTGAACATTTTGGTCGTGGTTGGACTCGTCGTAACAAAGAAACCCTAGATCAAGCATTGAGTATGATCTAATGGCTATACCTGAACGAGTCAAAAACAAAATGAAAGCTGTAGGGCTTAAAGGTGTAAACAAACCTCAACGTCTTAATGATGATAGCGGTAAGTCTCACCACGTTATGGCTTCTGAAGGTGGTAAGTATAAGTATATTAAGTTCGGTCAGAAAGGTGTTAAGACTAATCAGACTGTAGGACAACGAGAAGCCTTTAAGTCTCGCCATGCTAAAAACATTAAGAAGGGCAAGATGTCTGCAGCTTACTGGGCCGACAAGGTTAAGTGGAGTAGCAGCAAAACTAAGTCCTCTTCTAAGAAATGGGTTAAGGGTTCCTAATGACTCTTATCTCTCATTTTCCTTTACCTAGTTTTCCTTTTCAAACTCATGATAATATTATCTTTGAAAAAGCAGACAAAGATAGATCAAGTAGGAATAACGAAGAGTTCAAGCCAGAGCAACCTAATAAGATTACTCCAGATACACCAGTAGAGGATCTTAAGCTAGTCAATCAGATGTATGCTTACAATCCTAATCCAAATAAGTTACGAACTCCTGATGGACAAATAGTAGACTTTATTGTGGCATGAAAAAGAAAGATCCTAAAGTAGGTACTGGTAAAAAACCTAAAGGCTCAGGCCGCAGGTTATACACAGATGAGAATCCTAAAGACACAGTATCAATTAAGTTTGCTACTATGGATGATGCAAAAGCTACAATAGCTAAAGTAAAAAGATTAAAGAAACCTTACGCAAGAAAAATACAAATCTTGACAGTAGCAGAACAACGTGCTAAAGTTATGAAGAAAACTGCAATAGCTAACCTATTTAAATCAGCTAAAGCAGACTTGCGAAGGAAACACAATGCCGTATCTAACAAGTAGCATACCTTATTTTAAAGCATGGGTACGTAGAGAGTACACAAAGAACTTAGAGGAATATCATGGAGAGTTTCTTCACTGTATGGTCATCGGTGTTACTACGATGCCCAATAGAACACTCAGCTTCCAAGTTATCTTTACAGGCTGTGAGTCAGACCTTGAAGAGTCAGAAAACGTCCACGGTGGAGCGATGTGGGCTAGGATGCCGCTTACTGCGTTGGTTGCGGATACACCTTTGGCTGAGTGGCCTAACGAGTTACCCCCGTACTTAGCTCAACCTTGGGATTGTATGTCGCATACACACAGTGTGTACAAGCTAGAAAGAGCAAGTCCAGCGCCTTGGATAGCAAAAATAGATGGAGAGTTCTACCCAGCTAAGTATTACTTCACTGTAGACTATACAGATAATGAAGTAGCAGATGATCCTGCACAACATAAACAGTCTCACGTATTAGAGTTGTTAGATGCAGGAGAATATACAGGTAACATTGTTGCGTTACCCAATAATAGAGTGAGAGTAACTCACCCAGCATGGTTTGAGACAGGGCAAGGTGCTCCTGACTTTAAACCTAATCAACATACATATAACTCAAAAGAAAACGTAGACTATGTTTGGGATACGCAACGAGTGTTTAACAATTTATATAGTGAGGAATGAACAATGATGAAGAAAAAAGGATATGCCAAAGGAGGCATGAAAAAGAAAGGCTACGCTAAGGGCGGTATGCCTATGACTAAAGTAAATGGAATGTCAGTACCTAAGTTTGCAGCAGATGGTAAAGGTGCAAACGATATGAAAAAGGGTATGAAAAAAGGCGGCATGATAAAGAAAAAAGGTTATGCTAAAGGTGGAGCTATGATGAAGAAAAAAGCTTACGCCAAAGGTGGTAAAGTAGCCATGTATAATCAAGGTGGTATGGTTAAGTCTACTGGTACTATTCCTACTGGTATTTCCAACCCTAAAAACACTTATAAGTAGGAGAAATAGTATGGCTGTATCATTACGTACATATTTAAATAATCAACTTAAAACAAAGGGTATGACTGCTACCCAAGCTAAAAAGAATGCAGGTAAATACAAAAGTATTGCTGCTGCTAAGAAAGCTGGATCACTTTATTACACAGATAAAAATGGTAAGGTAATGGCTGCTGTATATGCAGAAGATCTTAAAAAACCTCTTGGTGCTATTAAACCTAAGAAAAAACCATTAGGTGCACCTAAGAAAAATAATATTATTACTAGCACAATTAGTGACACTAAAGGTGGACGTGGAGATGGCTTACGTGAATCAGTTAAGCGTAAATTAGATCCTAAATCTCCTAGCGGATTAAAAGGTCAATCTGCAGAATTTAATGCTTTTTTTGAAAAAAATAAAGCTAAGTATAAAAAAGACAATGGTGGATTTAACACACGCCAAGCTTTAAAAGATTTTAATGCCAGATCTAAGTAAGTCTAAGTTTTATACACAAGGGTACACTATTGCATCTACTTCGGCAGATGCTAGTGCTACCGTTGTGTATACCTGCCCTGCTAACTTTAGTGCTATTACTAGGTATTTGCACATAAGTAATAATGCTTCTTCTACTAAAAAAGTGTATGTGCAATTTTACCATGCTGAAGATAATGCTTATCATTACATAGCTAATGGACTTAGTATGGCAGGACACTCTGTAACTAATTTAGTAAATGGTGGGTACTTTAACTTACATTCAGGTGATAAGATTATGGTATACGGTGAAACTACTAACACTATGGAAGTAATTGTTTCAGTAGAAGAATACTTTGACCCCAACAGATAATGCATAACGGGGTTGCAATCTTATCTATAGTATGATATAACTATTTATGTAAAACTACTCCTGCACAAATAAAAAGGAGTAGTGCTATGTTTAAGAATATTTTAAAAGCGATTCAAAAGAATCAACAACGAAGAGCAGACTATTGGATTCTCATGAATATGAGTGACAAAGAGCTGCATGATATGGGGATCAGTAGAGGTGAGATCAGGCAAAAAGTCTACAGTTAATGCAGCGGGTAATTATACTAAGCCTGGTATGCGTAAGCGCCTTGTTGCTTCCGTCAAAGCTGGCGGAAAAGGTGGAAAGCCAGGGCAATGGTCCGCCAGGAAAGCCCAAATGGTCGCTAAACAATATAAAGCGAAAGGGGGAGGATATAAGAGTTGAAGTCCTCCCAAGCAACTAAATGGCATTAGCTAAATCACAAAAAAGCCTAAAGTCTTGGACTAAGCAGAAGTGGAGAACCAAAAGTGGTAAACCATCAACGCAAGGTCCAAAGGCTACAGGCGAAAGGTATCTACCTGCAAAGGCTATTAAGTCTCTTAGTTCTTCTGAGTATGCCGCTACATCACGAGCAAAACGAAAAGGCACTAAGGCAGGTAAGCAGTTTGTGGCTCAACCTAAAAAGATCAAAGCCAAAGTGAAACCGCATAGGAAAATTACATGACGGAAAAGCAACAGAAGTTTCTCGATGCCTTGTTTGGTGAAGCCGAAGGCAACCCAGTTAAAGCACTTAAGATTGCAGGGTATGCTCAGGGGGAATCCTCTGCAAGAGTTATGGCTCCTTTAAAGGATGAGATAGCTAATCGTACCCGTGACTTTATTGCTACCAATGGCCCTCGTGCTGTTTGGTCCTTAATGAACGTTATGACTAACCCAACAGACTTAGGTAATAAAGAGAAAATGGCTGCCGCTAAAGACTTCTTAGACCGTGCTGGTTTTGTAAAGACCGACAAGGTAGAAGTCAAATCAGAAAGCCCACTGTTTATTTTACCCCCTAAAGAAAATGAAGCTTGATAAAACTTGGAAACTTCCAAAGCCTGACAAAACCGAAAGTGGCTATGTTTGGCACCCAGTAGTAAGAGTAGGTAGACAAGTACCATTTGGGTACTCACAAGATCCAGATGACAAAGATATTATTATACCTATCCCAGAAGAACTAGAACTGTACGAACAAGCAAAGAAACACCTAAAGCAGTACAGTTACCGTGATGTAGCCAATTGGTTGAGTGATCAGTCAGGTCGGCATATCTCACATGTAGGACTATATAAGAGAGTTAGACTTGAGCAGAAGCGTAAGAGAGAAGCTGCAAACCAACGCTACCTTGCCGAGCGATACAAAGCGGCGCTCGACAAAGCAGAAAAAATCGAAGCCCAAATCCGTGGTGGTAGAGAAGAGTCCAGCCCAGCCGAAGCCTGAGCCTTTTGATATTGAAGAAGCAATCCGTGAGGTTATCTTTGAACCC